GGTATGCAGGAATCCTCCTTGAGGCTGTGACGGCGGAGTGTTCGGATCTACGCCGCTCCAAGTTCCATAGACCGGATTACGGGTCTGGTAAGGCGCTTTAGCAATGGAGGTTGCTTCAGCCGCTGCCGGATTAGCGATGCCAAGTTGCTGCTCGGTAAGCTGCGTGCCGCGCTGCATTGCTTGGGCCGCAATCTGTTGCGGATCTGCTTGCGACTGCACCGGATTCGTCGGCCCTAGGGGAGACTGCTGAGGCGCGACCGATGTCGCTTGCGGAGGCGCACCGCCGCCCTGCATCATCGGCAAGAGTTGCTGCAAGATGTTTGCCGGAATAGCGCTGGGAGTTCCGTCGCCTTCAGCCATTTACCCCTTCGGTATTCCACCGGTGCCGAATATGCCACCAGCCATCTGCCCGATCGCTCCCATCATTTGCGCGGCAGTGTTCTGACCTTGCTGGATGTTGCTTTGCGTCCCTTGCCCGGTCAGGTTGGCGGGATTGAACAAGCTCGCCAAGTTCGATAGTCCTTGCGCTCCCTGCAATTGTAGGTTTTCATTCTGGAAGAGGTTCTGCAGGAACATCTGCGAAAGATTCTGAGCTTGTCCGGTGGCTTCCTGGCCGAGCATCCCGGCCTGAAGTCCAGAGGGCGCATAGCCGTATCCGGAAGAGGCTAAGCGCTGATTGGCGTTGGCTGCGGCGTTTTGGCCCTGATTGACGCCTTGCTCGAGGGACGCGCGCTGCTGCTCTTTGTAGTAGGGTGAGCCTAGGTTCATCAACTGCTTGAAGAAGTCCGATGCCGGGCCGGAAGCGCCGCCAAAGAGCTGCGCGAAAATCGGCAATAACTGATTCCGCAGCGCCCCTGTTTCGTAGTTCTGCTGCGCAAGATTTGAGGCTAATTTGCCTCCACCGGTGGGACTTGGACCAGGAGTAGTGACTCCAGCGAAGGGATTGGTGCTTCCCGGGCTGGGTGTGCCGCCGATCGATGGAGCTCCGGGAACCGATGGTGCGCTGGAAGGCGGCATGTTGGTGCCAGTTGCGCCTGGCCAGCCCAGCGGATTCGAGGCGTTGGTGCCCGTCAGCGGATTAGGCATTGTGCTCATTCGAGCGCCATCCTGCCGCCACGCTGGCTGTTGCCTTGGTTCATAAACTGCTCCAGCCACCGGTTCATGGAAAGCGTGGGATTGCCGATGTCTTCCGTCTTTGGCGTTGGCGGAGTGTAGCTAAACGGATTTCCTCCCAGAGCGTTTTGCAGGAGCGTCGCGGGCATGCCCAGGAGCGGAGCGTTGCCTCCGCCTACGGCTTGTCCGAAGCCTTGGTTGCTCGTGGGATTGAAACTGAGATTTCCTCCCGGCCGGTTGAATAAACCTCCCGCAAAAGTCGCCAAGTCTTGCCGATAAGCATTGTCGAATGGCCCTGAGCCCGTGGCGCGTACGGATTCTGGTGCAACTATATTCGGCTGAGTTGTAGGTCCGCTTGCTGGAGTTGTGCCAAATCCTCCGCCTTTATTCCATGGCGGCGCCTTAGTCCCAGCACCTCCGCCCATGGGCAGAATATTCCTTTGTGTCTGTTCGCCACCAAGAGGTCCGATAGGACCGCCAGGTGACTTTGGCGGTTGGCCGCCAATATACGGAGTCCCAGTCTTGCCGGGGTTGCCCATCATCACCGCCATCGGGTTGTAGGTCATTCCCATTATCTTGGCGGGCTTGGCCCGAATCCTATCTGAATGCTGCGTAAAGCGTAATTTACCCCTACGCCGCTCGGGAAAGTGACGGAAAACTGCAATCGGCGTCCCATGACGAAATTGACTCCGCCGATGCGAAACGCTTCCGGGGAATGCCGAAAAGCCTCGCCGGAGGAGAGCAGGGGATTCCCGCACAGCGTCGAACTGTCATTCACTCCGGGAGTCAGCGTCAAACTGAGCGGAGCGGCAAAAGTATAGAAATCGTCATCGATTCCCAGCGCCTTGAAACTCCAGCCATAAGACACGACTCCGCTGCCGCTCGAGGCATTCGGTCCCTGCTGCGCATAAGTGAAAGTCGTGGGACTCGGAACGGTCGCCACCTGAAATGTTCCGTTGAAAGATGCGTTGGCCATGCCGCCGATAAAGACGATCTGCCCTTGCACCAGGCCATGGGCTGTGGTGGTGGTGACCAGCACGGAATTCGCTGAGCGCACGGCTGTCGATGCGAGAGCGCTGACTTCGCTAGCGAGGGTGCTGGGATCGCGGTTGGTGGTGAACCTCAGCCAAGTGGGACGCTTCAGCATGAACGCCGAATCGTTTCCCCAGGCATGCGTCGTGAATCCCGCTCCGGAAACGGAAATCTCCGTGCCAAACAACCCCGACTGATAGTCGACATCCTGAATCAAATCCGTCGAGCCCACCAGGAGCCTGACCGTTCCTCCGGTCTCGTAGATGGTCTCGAGTGAGTTGCAAGCCACGTTGTAGATCCAGAATGCCGGATGGTTGGTGGCCATGTCGAAGGTGAAAAACGATGCTTGGCCGTTGCTGGCGAGCAGATCCAGATCCAGGCTGATCAGTACATTGTTGGTCGTGCCGTTAGTCAAGGCGATAGAGACCCAGTTGCGGTCCAGCGAATGGTAATAACTCAGACGAATATTGGCGGTCTGGCTGGGCAGGATATTTCTCAGGATGTTCTGAATCGGCCGGCCGATGTTCCTCGGAGCGTATTTGTCGGTGTATAGCCACAACTCCCGGTTGGAAGTCACCCATATGGCTCCCAGCGGCGTCACCACCACGGCAAACGGATTGGCGCATCCCAAGCTATAAGGCAGCGCCACGATCTGCGTCCCGAGGCCCACCGCAGTATTGGCTTGCCCGAGTCCCAGTGGGGTGTTATCTGAGAGAAGCCCAGTCAGGCGGAACATATCGTGCTTGTCGCTCCAGATGATGAGCGAGCCGGGAAGATCAGCCATCCCGGAAATGTTGGCATTCTGAATCGGCAAGGTGATTTGATTGAGCGGAGCAACCGATTCCTGCGCCAAGCCCGCCGTGGTGCTCTCGATGTTGGAGAAAAAGAATGTCTGCCCAGGGATCGTCCCGCCATAGAACAGGAGCCTGGCCTGATATTCCTTGACGAAAGCGCCAACCGGCGGAGGAACGTTGTACAACTGGCTAACTTCAGTCGTGAATGGAAAGTTCGGAGGCTCGGAATTGGCGTTGTCGAAAAACTCCAAGCCAGCTCCTATAGGAGCCGACACTATGGGATTGAAAACGTTGCGCTGCACCCGGAAGTAAGTAGCGCCGCCGTCCGCTGTGGCGTATAGGCGCACATGGGTGGCCTGCGGATCGTAAATCATGAACGATGAGCCAGAAGCAGCATTATTCGTTCCAGTTACGGTCATGGAAGTGGCGCTGGCTACTGCCGTGATGCGTCCCAGAGCATTGCCATTCCCTATTGAGTTTTGCCACAAGTATTTGCCTATCCAGGCTGTCGTGAATGCCGTGCCTACGCCAGTGACGACCGTAGGTCCGCCAGGAGTGGATGGCCAAGAGATGGTGCCCTGTTCAAAGAGGAAGATCAGAGCGTTTTGCCCGTTGTAGAGAACGAACTGCGTGGCTGGCGACGGCGCTCCGACATGGTTCTTGTTGGCGTTCTCCCAAGCCCAAGCATAGGAGCGCCCGACGGACTTCGTGATATTGGTATTCACCGTTCCTGTGGGAGTTAGGAGCGTGGTGTTCTGGCCAAACTGAGCCCAGGTCAGTGTGGCTGTGGTATTGCCGCTAGCCAGCAAAAACGTTCCCGCAAAACTGGTGTCACCGGCGGTGACGGTGACATTGACCTGACCGACGCCATTGCCTCCCGGAACCGTCAATGCACCCGCGAGCGTTACCGTCACCACGCCGTTGGTGCGCTGGATGTTGGTGATGGTCTGACTGGTTCCGGAGCTTATGGTGATCTGCGGAGAAGCGTCCGGAGCGTCCAGGCCCAGAGCCTCGATAGTCAGCGCATTCGCTCCCCGGCCGGTTTGCTTCACCGTGCCATTCACTTCGTACAGGATGTTTTGCAATGGCTCGCGCGACCATGGCCCATTCATGGCAGCCAGCCCTTGGCCGGTAGGATCGATCTGGATATTCACGCGCTGGAAGGCGGAATAGCTCGAGCCAGAATCGAAGCTGAAGAGTTTCCCGTTGGCATCGGCCAGCAAGTAATTGGACAGTCCCGGCAAGGCGAAATACTTCAGCGTCTTATAGGCCACTCCCTGAGCCACATAGCCCGGCGTCATTGTCCCGCCATTGCCCGTCAAATTGTTGTTGCCCGGCAAGACGTAGAAGTACGACGTGGGGCTGTTCACCACCGAGACCGGGAAAGTGCCGTTGTAGGCCGCCACGCTGTTGCCTGCGATGGTGACGATCTGCCCGACTGCCAGTCCGTGTGGCGTGGAAGTGGTCACCGTGGCGACGAAATTTCCATTGAAGTTGGTGTTTCCGGTGATAGTTGAGATGTTTACTGCCGCGCCTTGCAATGTTCCGTTGATGATGTTGGCGAACCTGGAGCGCTGCACGAAGCCGAAAGCCCCGGAAAAGACGTTGGTGGCTGCCGACCATTGCCGAGGATTGCAAAGCGTCGGATCTGTGTAGCCGTTGTAACCCAGGTTTAAACTGGACAAGATTTCAGCAGGTGAGGATTGCTGAGCCCGAGCTGGAGCACGTTGCGGCATCTATCGTAAGAACGTCCTGTTCCTTCTGCCGATGCCATAAGGAAAGCGCTGCTTGGTCGGCGGATTGTTACTTTGCCTTTCGATCAGCGAATCTTTCATCATGGCCAGATTGCTCTGGCTGATGGCTGTCCATTCGCTGACCCTCGAATCATCGCCCGCCACGGAGTACATCTTCCCAAGCGCTATCGCGGCAATCACGCGAATATGCTCTCTCGGAATCTCCGGCAAGGCCGCCAGGACGTAGGACGATCCCGCCGTGAGCGCGGGATTGCAGGCCGTCTGCGTGGTGAGCGTCGTATCGCTTGGAATCGTCGCTACGCGATAGATTTGATTCGGCCCATTGACTTGGCCAGCGACGACGAGTTCCGCCTGAATTTCTTCCTGCCCGCCGGTTGTGGGAACGCTGGCGAGAAAATCGGGCTGCAGCAACTGCGTGAAGTTCGTTCCCGTGCCTGTCACCGTGACGCCGGAAGAAGACACCGTGCCGGCGAAGAGATAGGCGAGCGACAGCGGCCAGAAAGTGTAGGTAAACTCCAGCACCGATCCCACGGCCAGCGGCAACCCCCAGTTGATGTTCCCGCGCCCAGAAAGCCACCAGTAATAGGGCCCGGTTTGTGTCGGAGTTCCGCTGACATTCGCGCTGATGGAAATGAAATCCGGCTCGTTAGGGGTCATGGCCCGAGTGGCTTGGAAGAGTCCTCCTCCGGGAGGCTGCACGCGAATCTTGGTCACTTGATACAGCCGGTTGCTGAGCGCAGCGCTGAGGATTCCCGTGGCCGCAGTGTTGTAGAGCAAATCGAAATTCGATCCCGCCGTCGTTACGTTTACCGTCTTGATGTTCGTGAAATAGTGGTTTTTTAGCTTGGTGACTTCTTCCCAGACATGCACGTAGGCGGCGTTCAGTTCCCGGAGGTATTCGCTGAAATCATAGCCGGGAACGCGCTGCGCCACGAATTGCACCAGCCCGAAGACGTTCGTTGGCGGGCTGACTAAACTTGGGGCTTGTTGGGCTACCGGCACGCATTACGCTCCTACTTCAACGGGCTTTTTGCTGCCTTTCTTCTCATCCTCGCGGCGCTGGTCGAGGCGCGTCAGCACGCCTTCCATGGCCTGCACCAACTCGCGGCCCACCGCTTCTCCAGGATGCCGCTGGGCGCGCATGGCCTCGACGGAATATGGCTTGGTCAGACCCAGCACGGTGTAGCACTTGTCCTCGTAGGGCGTGGGCTTGGTGCGGCCCTGCCCGGTCACTTCCTTCTCGCGCACCTGGTTCTCGTACCATTCCACCTGGCTCATGCGAAAGGCTAGGCTTAGTTTTTCGCAGCGCTCGGCGATGGTTTTCTGCTCGTCCTTCGTCGGTTCATGGTCCAGCAGCACCACGCCGCGCTTCTCGAATCTTGTGCGAATGGCCGCGGCGATGTCTTCCATGTAGATGTATTCCTTGTGCCCCGCCCGGTCGGTCCAGTCATGGTGCCGGATGGTCATGGTGCGCGCCGGAAGGCTGGTCCACATGCCGCCAGGCAGCAGCCCGACGCTGAATCCGCCATGCTTGATGTATTCCGAGTCCGGTGTGTAGCCGGGAATGCCCATCAGCTCTGGGTCAGGCAAGGATTCGTGCGAATAGATGAACCAGTTTCCGGCCATTTAGTCCCTCCAGATGGCGTCCCACTTCTCTTGTGGGATATCGCTAAATCCCACGGTGCAGCCTTTGCGCTCGAATCCGGCATGCACGATCGGCTCGGCGGCGGCAATCCAGTCGCTGTCGTCGAAGCTCAACTGGGCGTCCAGTAGCGCTTCCGGACTTTTGTCCTGCTGCTCGCCAAGCAGGTTCTTTACGAATTCTTTCGCTCCGGATTCCCGGTTACTGTAGCTTTCCCGGTCGGCAGCCTTGAGTTCAGCAATGTCGGTGTCGGTGACATCTGCGGTGTCGGTTGTCCGCACCTTGTAATCGTTCCCAGCATCGTCCTTGCCGATGATGTCCAGCGTCCCTCGGGCGTTCTTTTTCGCCTTGAGGCCCCACGACTTGGGAAGTTCCGGCATTACCCGACCAAGGCCCAAACCACGGCATTGCCGCCATTGGCATCGGTGCGCCCAAAGCGGAATTGCGTCCCCGCTCCGTGCCCTGACACGTTGTATTGGCCTCCAAAAGTGGCGGCGGTATCGCCACCAACTTGACCGGTAATGGCGTAAGGAAAGAAGATTCCGGTAGTCGCAACAACTGGGAAAGTGAACCAAGTCACTCCGCCATCGAGACTGGCCTCGAGAACCGGCGTGGGAGTGGTTCCACCAGCAAGCTGAATGATCAAAAATCCCTGATGCTCCCTGCTAGCCTCGGGAACGGTAAACGCCACAGCATCGCCAGCGGCGACTATCGTCCCGAGCTTGGCAGGAAATCCTCTGGTCAACTTGGTGACTAGCGTGGGAACAACCGCCCCACCAGGAGTCAGCGTATTTTTTATGACTGAAGCCATCTATTTCGTTCCCGAAAAGCGCGGCGGAGGAATGCTCTTGCCGTCCTCGGCCGCAATGCTTACGGTGCGGTGGCGCGGCGAATTCTTGCTGAAATCCGAATCCATGTTGCCATCGTCGCCGGAGCCGGATTTTAGTCCTTGGAGTATCTGCACGTCGCCCGGTTGAGGCTCTTTTAGGCCGTCCCAGGAATCGGCACGGCTGTCGGTGCGGGAACCCCACACATCTTCCGTGCCCTTCCCGGAGGTCAGAGCGCTGGCGGCGATACTCTCCGCCATGGCGTTCGAATCGTCGCCGTAAATATTGGACTTTGGAGGCATCAGGCAAACCTCACACGCAGCGTGCAGGTAAACGTCGAAAGGTTGGTTGTGGCGGTTACATCTACCTGAGCCACGGCTGCTCCAGCAACGGCTTGAGCCCTGGCCATGATCTTGTTCGTGGAGTTGTTCCATACCGCCATGAAAGAAGTTGTGCCACTATCCCAGGGATTCACGACTTCGACGCTTTCGATGGCGGAATAAGCGCCGCCGGAAAGCGTGTTCAGTTGCGTGACGGTGAAGGGATAGCCACCGGCTGGATAGGAACTGTCCCCGGTCACCTGGATCAGCGCATCCAGAAACGACCCAGGAACTTTCTCGGCATGGAACGAGCCGGAGCCTGCTGCCCGGTAAGCGAATGATGCCGACATTAGGTGCCGCCATCCATGCTCTGGCCGCCAGCATCGGAGCCAGAAGCCTTTTCGCCCTGGTCGGATTTGCCGCCACCCTGGGCGCCGTGGTTTCCTTCGCTGACCGCGCGCGGATCGGTCTCGCCGTTGATGTCCAGCGTGGGCGCTGGAATGCCCAGAGCGCGTGCGGAAAGCGATTCCGCTGTTCCTACCGGATCACCGCCATACAGATCGGGATTTAGTTTTGGCATGTTTTCTCCTTTTAGTAGCCAGTCGGAACGCTGAAACCAGTTGTCTTAACGTGAGCGTTCGGCACGTAGGTGCCGAGATTGCCGCGGAAGATCAGGTAAGCCACAAACGCATCCGTATACTGACCTGCGGTGGCGCTGGGCACCTGGCGAAGGATCGAGCCAGTGCGGTCGTCGAAGCTGAGTTCTCTGGCCACTACCTTGAACATCACGTCGCGGTCCACGCCGAAGATGGTGTCCTTCGGAGAGTCTGTGTCGATGATCCAGGGGAATCCTTCCCACTCCACAGCCGTATAGCCGAGGTCCAGCTTCTTGTTGGCATCATTGAACCGCTTGAGCGTCCAGCCCATATCCATGTAGGCATGCAGTTGCGACGGATGGCTCAAGAATTCCAGCGACGGCGAGACGCGGCCTTGCAGAATCTGCACGGTAGCCAGCATCCTGCGCAAATGGTCTCTGGCCAGCGCGGGAGACCCGGAAAGCGCGATTACCCCGGCGTTGTATTGCGGGTTGGTGGAGCGGTTGATGTTCTGGAAAGTGGTCGAGATGGTGCCGTTGTCGATGATGACCTTGAGGCCGGAAATGACGTTGTTGAAGGAATCGGATGCGGCGGTCGTTCCGGTGATGGTCACGATGTCTCCGGAAGCGGTGGTAAACGCCACGTTGGTCGGCCCGATCACGAAGCTGGTTTGCGTGGCGTCTTCAATCGCTCCGGTCATGGAAATGATCGTGCCCGTGCCGCGGACGGTCGAAGTAGCCGCGTTGTGGATGGCTACCTGCATGCCGGGGCGAAGCCAGTGCGTTCCTTCGATGGACCCGGAAGCCACCAGAGTCGCATTGACGGTAGTGGAAGTGAGCACGGCAGTGCCGAGAATGGCGAGAGCCCCGGTCCCATCGAGGAATCCGTAGATGTTCAGGTACTTGATGGCGTTGATGGTGGCCATCTTGATGTTGAAGGCTAGCGCGCGGGCATAGGTTACGGCATCGTTCCCGGCAGCATCTAGCGCCGCGCCGGTCAGTTGCACGGAAAGCTCGAAGCTGAAAAACGACGCCAGAGCGGAAGCCAGGGCTTCAGAACCACCGGAAACCAGGTTGCCGCCGTCGGAGTACCAGTTGAATGCGGCATTGGGATTCAGGTGCGTGGGAATTTCCATGCCGCGGTTGCTGATGGGAATGCCCTTGCCATCGGCATAGCGGTTCCAAAGGACTGCGGCGGAGTTAAATTGCTTGGAAATGCGGGGATTGAAAAAAATCTTCATTAACGGCGCAGCGGCCGTCAAGTTGAATTGTGCGATAGAACTACCCTATTTGGTTAGCGCGCGTTTTGCAGTGCTTTGGCGAGTGCTTCCTCGGTGGCGTCCCAACTATCGGAAACTCCTTCGGGAATCTTCAGCGGTTCCGGTCCACCTGGAAAAGTGTAGCTTGCGCCATCCCGCACGTTATCGCGCTGTTTTGCGGCTGCTTCAGCAGCAGCTTTTTTGTCGGTCTGCCATTTCTCGATGATCGGCTTGAAGGTTGGAGCTACGTCCACGAAGTTGCCATTCGACACGCGCTGCACTACCGCTGGATCGGAAGCAAGTCTCTTGTCCAGCAGGGCGCGGATAGCTTCTTGCTCCGTGCCTGTAAGTTCAAGTTTCTTGATCCCTTCCTGTGAGAAGAAATCATCAACACGGGCATTGTAGCGGCTTGATGTTGCTGCCATCGCCACTGCCGCGTTGCGTTGGTCCTCGCGCGTTTTGAATCCTTTCACTTCGTCTCGGAGTGCTGCAACCTCACCCATCAATTGAGAATCAGGCTGTTTACCGTCTGCTTTCCGCTCGCCCTTGTCGGCGAAGAGTTCAACATACTCCTCGGCAACCGCATCACGGAGCTTACTGGCTCCATCGGGATTCGTCAGGGCGTATTGCTTCACAAACTGCTTGGGATCGGTGTCCAAAAGCGCACGAATGCTCTGTAGCGCGTTGGGCGCTTCGAGCAATTGGTTGATTTGCGCTTTGTTGTAGCCGCTGTTGAGAAGAATCTTTCCTATCTCGGCGGCTTCCGCCTCGGCCGGATCGGTGACGATCGGCTTGGGTTCCTCGGCAGCTTTTTTCTCTGGTTCCTTCGGCTCGGCAGCGTCCGCAGGATTCGGAGAAACGGTTACATCTCTTAAAGTCGCTTCGTCGGGCACTTAGCCCTCCTTTGACATTCTACGCTGGATGTCAAGTTAATCTCTTTCGCTGATACTGGTTGCCGCTGGACGGCTGCCCTCGTGGCCGGGCGGCTTGCCCTTTTTCGGCGCGTTGCTGGCGCTTGGTGGGATTTTGCGGGACTTGCCCGCCATGCGGCTGCTTCTTGTCGGTGCCTTCCGGCTGCTTTGGCCCTGCTTGTTGTGGCTGGCCTCCGGGAGCTTCTCCCGCCGCTCCGGAGATGGCCGCCATCATCATCTGGCTCTTGGCGGCATTCATCATGTGGAGTTGCGCATGCTCGAGCACCAGTTGCGCCAGTTGCGGATCGTCGTCGGCTTCATCGGAGTTCAGCCAGGTGCGGCATACCTGGATATGCGCCATGTCGTTATCGCGGATCAGTACCGGCTGAATCTGTCCTGGTAGAGGAATATTCGGCGCGGGCTGCCCGGCGGCTTGCGCCATCTGGCCCACCACTTGCCTCTGTTGCATCACCTTGGCCATAGCGTCGGGAGGCTGCTGGCTGGCCGATTGCTTCATCTGCTCGATTTCTTTCCATTGTTTCTTGGTGTCTTCGTAGTTGGTGTCCAGTTCAGAGTCCAGGTGCCACAGGTCAAGCGCTTTACGCACCACGCGCGGATCTTGCGGGTTGAGGACGCCGGAAGCTACTGCCTGGGAAAAAGACTCTTGCTCGGCGGGATCGATCGGCAGGATGCGCGTCTCAATGGTGAACTTGTCCATGTCCAGGGCCGACCCGCGAAGCTTAGAGAATTCCCACCGGCCGTTGATGCCGTTGACGGAGCGCACCCGGTCATCGATCCAGTTTTCAGCGGCCAGCTTCAGCACTTGCCGCGCCCAGGTTTCATCGGCAACTTTCCAGAGCATCAGATTTGGTAGGAGCGCGTTGTCACTCTTGGCCGCCGCCGATTCCTGCCCGCCAAAGGTGTTGGTTCCGGTTTCATGCTGCCCCATGGCTGCGGGGCTGACTTGCGCGTGGAATTGCATGTCGGCCAACTGCATGTTCCGCCACATGGCGGTTTCATTGGAGAGGGGCTTCGACTCGATTTCCGCGAAAGCATCCTTGATGGGACGGCCGGCGGACTTGCATTCGATGATGGTACTGGGGTCATTGATGATTTCGTTCTTGTCGATGCGCTGGGAGTCGATCACCAGGAGCGGAGCGGAATTGTAGCCCTGATTCCTTTGGATCAGCCGGTCGGTTTCATCCAGTTTCAGTTGCGGCGGGATCAGGTCGTCGTCGCCATCGCCCCAGATGCGTCCGGGAACCTTATTGAACACGTAATGCGTCCAGTGATCGTCGATGGCTTCGTTCCTAGCCTCCAGCAGCACGTCACCGGTTTTCGAGATATACAGTCCGTCGGGGAAGCGCCTCACCAGTTCTTTATCGAAGAAATAAATGCTGGGGCGCAGCCAAGCCTCGACAAGTAGAGCTTTTGCCGCCGCCGTAGCTCTTTCGTACCAAGCAGCATATTGAGTTGGGTCTCCGGGAAGATCGGCAAGGGACTGCAGATAAATGAGCCCGAGGTCGCCTCCAGTCGAATAAGCTTCGCCACCGCCTTCATCTCCGCGAGGCGCCAGTAGAATATAGGGGTAAGCGGACTGCAGCGCCAGCCGGTCAACCACCCTGTTTCTGACAATGAATGGCGCGTGCCAAAGGTCATAGCTGGAGCTCCTCAGATAGATTTCGAGCGGATTCACAACTTCAGTGATGATTTCCCCTTTAGGATAACGCACAGTTCCGGAAGCAAATGGCGTCCGGGCGACAACTGGCGGAGTATTTTTTCCGATTGCGGCTTGGCATCCCGGACACTGGCTGAAATTTCCCTCGAGAGGTCCGCATTGGTCGCAGATGCTTGCTCCGGGGGATAGCAGAACATCTGCATCCTGATATACGGGCGTCGTGACATAGCCATGCCTCGGATCTTTGCTGAAGTAATTGAAGCGGAAGGAATTCCCGAACAGCCGCAGGTTGAGCGCTTCCTCGACCCGGACCTGATCGTACTTCACGCTTTTCTTGATGATTTCAAGCGCCGTGCGCGCGGCTTTGGCGGCGGCCATGGCTTCGGCATCGTCATTCGACGGCACCGGCTCCATGAGCGGCTCGTTCTGGACGTAGGCGCGGATGCCCTGGCGGATGAGTGAGCGGTAATAGTTGTTGGGGAAGGCATAGTCCCCGGAATCCTGCAGGATGATGTCCCAGGCGACGTTGATTTCGCTCCATTCGAGTTCATGGTAGCCCTGATAGATCAAGGCGTTTCTCATCCACTTGCGCGCAAACTGGATTTTCTCGAACGATCCTTCGCGGTAATAATAATCAGCGAGGCCCAGGAGCCGCTTGTCGATTTTTTCGTCGAACTTGTATTGCGGCTGGATGTCACGTGGACGGGGCTTTTCCGTCTCGCTGTGGATGGGCTTGTCGCGGTTGCCGAAAAGATCCTTGATCGTTCCGCCCACTCCGGAGATGAGCGAGCCGAGTGAGCCGGGAGACTTCCCTTTTTTTCCGTTGGAGGCTTCTGCTGGCACACCGGTGCCGAAGCTGGGAGATCCGCTGCCTGCCGCTAATCCTCCGCGCGGTACGTCGGGCACTATTGCCTGTGCAATTTTCTGTAAACGTCTTTGGCGTAGTCCGCTACGGGAAGAGGAATGCTGAGCCGCTTGCGCGTATCAAGAGGTTTCGCAGCTTTTTCTTCCTTCACGTTACCGTCCATACTTATCTGCGGAATCTCTAAGGATTTCACGCAGAAAATTCTCGTCCACTCTCTCTCCCTCGCGTCGTGCATCCGCTCTCTCAGGTACAGCAGGACGAGCGGAGGGAGGCTTCCCGCCAAGAAGATCAGCAAATTCATCGGCATCGTCGAAGGCGTTTCCATATTTGTTGGGGCTTTCGAGCGGAACGTCAGCCACCGCAGCACCGCCCGCGGAAGCGTTCATGCGTTCCGCTGTCCGACTTGTGGGTTTCCACGTGGATCTTCTCTCCATGCTTGATGATTTGCCCGCAGAATCCGCAGGTGGGAATGGTCACGCCGTAAACGATGGGCGGAGCGTTCTGAATCTCCTTCAGTTCCTGGGCCACCTGCTTGATGAGTTCAGGGCTTGGAGTCATTTGGCTTGCTCCTGCATGATGGAAACGGCTTGCTGCCACGGAATCTTATCATCGTCTCCCCAGGCCGCGCAGTGGTCGCCGTTTTTGACCGTGCTTTGTAAGACACGGCAAAAGCCTTCCGGAGCGTCGCGCTTGTCGTCGATCTTGGTCATGTAGTAGTCGCAGTCGTCGCCATCATTGCCGCCACCGCAGTTGGCTCCGCTCAGCTCGAGCCCCACCTTCGGAGCGTTGATCCACAGCAGATTCATGTAGGTGGGATCGCTCCTGGTGATGAAGGTTTCCGGGCCGTAATCCGGCTGGCCATAGCAATGCGCGGCGCAGTGCGGCCAATATTCGATGGCCTTATCGGGCTGGCCGTAGACGAACTTCTTGATGCGGACTTTTTCTCCGATCAGCTTGCAGGACTTCTCGTAGTTGAAGAAATTGCAGTTGTAGCAGGAGGCCGGCTCGTTATCCAGTTCCGCCGCAGGAGTGAAAAGCACCTGGCCCTTATTGAGCACCGGCTGAACGTAGATGTCGGGCTGGCTGATGGCGCGGCGAATGGCGTTGATCTTCGCCAGATGCTTCGGGCGATAGGTGAGAAAACCACTGGACACTTTATGCGCCTTTAGCTTTTTCCATTTTCGCTTCTTCCTGCTCGGCGGTTTGTTTTAGACGTTCAAGCATCGTGCCGATGGATTGCGTGCCCCAACTTGACCATTCCCTAATGCAATCAGCGGCCAAGCGCAATCCGTCAGCCTTGCCTTGCAAATAATCGTTGCTCATGCCTTTGGCTTCATTTTGATCTTCAGCTTGATGCTTTTGATTTTTCCGGCAATGGCGGCTTTTTTGGCGATGTCGGTGGCGGGCTTCATCAGATCGGCGGGATTTCCGGCCATTATTTGCCTCGATTCTTGAAATACTCGACTTGCCTGAGCCGTTTGATGGCGTTGGCCTTGGTGGTGCGCTTCGAGAGAGTCTTTCCGCTCTCGCTTTTCACCACATAGCCGCTGCCGCTCTTTACGATCATGTCTCGAAGGCCATGTAATTCGGATAGTCGCCGCGGTTGAGGTCCTGAGCGTAGACTTTGGTCACCGTGGCGCCCGTGGCTCCGCCGTTCACCGTGGTGTTGAACGAAGTGAAGTCGGCTGCGGGAATGACCACCGCGAAACGGATGTCGCCGTTGGTGTTCACGCCGTCATTCGTGGATGTGAAGACCAGTTGCACCGTGCCGCTGGCCATTTTCGTGCCGATTACCGCTATGCCGGGGATATTGACTGCCAAGCTACACCTCCAAAACGTTTTTAGGCTGGCTGGCGGCGGCTTGCTTGGATTTCTTCTCAAGCAGTTCCTTGACCGCTTCCATGAGTTCGTCTTTTTTGAGCAATCCTTGTTTTACGAGGATAATTTCGAGCGCTTCGATGCCGCAAGCGCAGGACATGACGTGCGCGAGCATGCGGTCCTCAAGGGCTTGCGCTTCGGCGCGCGAAAGTGGCTTGGCCATCACTTCTTTCCAGCGCGCTTGGCCGGTCAGCATCTACTTCGCGGCTCTTTTGCGCTCCGGAGCGGCTTCTTCGGCTTCCGGCTTCTGCTCGGCGTAGAATTTTTCCACTTCCGCGAGCAGCTCGTGAGTATCCTGCGTAGTGGCGATGCCCTTGTGCACGCGGTTGCGGATGGCCTCAAGGTTGAGCATCAGATTCTCCTATTTTGTAGATGGCGACGGCATCTTGCACGCTTTTCCCGTAGTGGCTTTTGACGGCAACGAATTCAGCTTCGCATCCAGGCCATGGCCAAGGATTATTCATCACCTCGTAGATGTCTACGCTTTGCGCATCGTAGAACACCCAATATTTATGTGGTGCAACTTCCACAGCAGCGGCTTTTTCGAGCGGGACTTTCTCAAATCCGGCGAATGGTGGCCTGATGAATGGAACAGTGGCAAGAGCTTTGAGCAATTCTCTTCGTTCCATGAGGAAATTCTCCTATCGGCGCGAGAGTACTACGCTGGGCTTCCTAAATCTAGTGAATCTTGAGCGCTGGAACTGCACGGGAGCCTTTTCCTTGTCTCCTTCGCGCTGGCGTTTCTCGACTTCATACCAGTACAGGGCACTTTGGGTGTTCAATGCGGGGTTCTGCCAGGCCTTGGCGGGAGCGATTTTCTCCGGCTCGGGGCGGAAGGTATGAATGGCGTAGCGGATGGCGGAAGGGCAATGGGAATTCTCGTGGGCGGGCTCGAATTTGGGGTTTCCGCTGCGGTCCTTGGCCCATTTGTACGTTGCCAGCTCTCTGATTGTGTGACGGCACCGGCTAGAGACAAAGTATCGAGGGCTGCCGAGAATGGCGGGATTAAACGGGTGGGCAAGGCGAGGATCAACGTGCATGTACTGCTCGGTTTTGAATAATCCGGGGGTGACTTCCTTGATGGCGGGCTGGCCATAGATGCCGTGCTCCTCGAGTTCCATGGCCGCGGCGCGCTGCGCGTAGTCATAGGCTATTCCCTCGACAGGGTGATTTCCAATCTTAGCGTGCATTTCCTCGCTGATGGGTCGGATGCGGAGCCCGGAACCATAAACTTCGTCGTACTGGTAGAGACGACCGTCTGGGGCGACGGCGATGATGGGAATGGCCCACGGGTCGCCTTCTTCACCTCCGCCGATATCCATTCCCACAATGACGGGCCAGTCAGACGGGGGATTAACTCCTCCCGAGAAAACATCGTATTCGCGTGATTCGTTCCAGACATGGGTTGGCTCCGTGAATTCCTTGAAGATGAGGTCGCTGAAATCGGCAAAAGATCCGTAGATGAACCGGTCGGCCCAGTCCGGCGGATAGGTATTGAGCATGTTCTCGATGGTTTCCGCCGGCAAGAATACGTTATCCATGCTGGACATGGTGATGCCGAGATTTTCTTGCAGCGCGGACTTGCGCTGCGGGTTGAAAAAGTGCCGCCACACCCAGTCGTGCCCGGCGGGATTCGACGCCAGGCGGATAATTCTTCGCGGAGCGGTCTTTCGGCGCACTCCGCCGAGGATCACGAAGTAAATTTCCTCAGAAATCTCACAAGCCTCGTCGATGAACGCCGCCGAGAGGTTCATGCTCTTGATGTGCCCGACGACCTTGGGGTCGGTGATATCCAGATGCTTGAAAATGGTCTGGTGGCCGTTGCCCCACTGGAAGATTTTCTTCGATTCCTCCCACTTGCCCCAGCCTTCCTCGACAAGTTCTAGGAAAATCTGCATGGTGGAAGTCTCAAGCGCCGGCATGTTCAGGCGCCCGACGAGCGACACGCCGTTCGGATCGGCATTGGCGAAGGTGATGGCTGCGGCGCACAGCGCCACGGACTTTCCCGAACCGCGGCCGCCCACGATGGCGCCCATGCGGTTGGGAGACGCCAGGAACTGGTATTGCTTGGGAGCTTTGGGCAGATTATCGATGAACTGCTTGAAGGTAAGTTCGCCTGCGCGGATGCCCATTCAAGGGAGTGTACTCCACTCCCGGAAGGATTTAACGCAAGAACGGCTGGATGCTCACGTAGCGCGGCTTCTCCGCCCAGGGATTCTTGATGGGTTCGACCTCGCCGTTGCTGAGCCAGGCCCAAAGAAGGGCAATGGGCCACGCCCCGGAAGCGCACAAGAGCACGATCAGCACTACCTTGCCTAGAAATCTCATTCCATCACCGCCAATCCGCCGCATTGCCAACAGCGGAACCCTCGCTCGGTTCCATGCTTGCAAGTTCTCGGCTTTCGTCCATGCTCCTCACCATCTCCAACTGCCACAGCAGCCACGGATTCACCGGGCAATCGCTCAGGCGCAGCAACCCGCCGTCCAGCCAGAGGTAGCCCTCCAGCTTCCCGCACCGCTTTTGCGTCACCCAGCTCAACCAGTACCTCCCGCGCCCACTCCACCACCGTCTTCCCCGCCGCCCGCGCCGTCGCCGTGATCCTCGCCAAGTCCCGCGTCTCCAGGTAAACCACTAACCGCGTGCGCTCTGTGAATATTTTCCGCACAACTGAAGTAGGCCACATGTCGCACATATGTGTCAAGAGAAATGGTGAAAGTTGGGAGGAAAAGGCTAAATATAAATCTGGAGGGGGGTGGTTTTTGGCCGCTTGGATGGTCCCGGCCGCTGTGTCCGGATGGCCACGAGTCCGATAAGAGTTATACTGTCAACTAGAGAAACCTACGAAAACCCGCATAAACATAGGCGAAAACAGGCGAACACACGTAACGATGATTCAGAGTTCGTGCGGGCTGTGTCAGCAAAGCCGCTATTTTGGCTGCGATTCTGCTGATTGCGGAGCGGAGTCGGGAGTCGATTCGGTTTTTGTTTCGCTCACTGGAGTCTCGATCGGCTGTTGATTCGCAAGCGCTTTCTGCTGGAACATGATATTCACAGCATTAGTTAACTCTATGGTAGCTGGTGGCGCTGTTGGTTTCGCGTCTTTGCCGAGTACGCCAATGCCTTCAAGCAGGCGGAATGCGGCTGTTTCGCTATTTTGCGCAAGACGATGCTTCACAACTTTTACGCTCGAAGGAATCAATTCAGCGCAAAGAGTTCTGCCGGAAGTAAGCTGCGAATCGAAATCGCTTAATTCAATGACGGAAGAGACCGTGTTGGGGCTAATTCTCATTTCCTTTGCAATCTGACGCTTGGAAGTACCGATAGCTCTTTTCGCTAGGATAGCTGCTTGAATCGCTGGGGCTTTGCGCGAGCGAAGGGGCTTGTAACCTTTGCGGGTAGTTCTAACGCTTTGTAACTCGCTTGATGGATTGATTTTAGGCTGTTCAACGCTGGAAACACGCTCGGAAGTCATTCAATAGGCTTAACCTGCTTCGCTTGGCGTGTCAATAGATGTGTGCGATGAAAGGTATCAGGCGCCGGCTTTGCCGAAGTACGATTCCAGGATAATCTCGGCCGTGGATCCGATGCTGCGCTTGTCCTGCTTGGCCAGCTCGCGCAAGCGTACCGCCGTCCTCTTGGGAATGCGGAGGTAGATTACCTCGGTGGGCTGCTTCCAGTTGGGGCACCAAGGCCGAATAACGCCAGTTGCCAGCAACTTTTCCCGTGCGGTTCCATTCAAAAGATCGCAGCCAGCCAATCCGATCCGGCGAATCCATACTTCTTCCATCGTGCGGTGCAATCCATGCTTTTTTGTTCGCAGAAACGGAATCATGCGGGGACGTAAACCCAATGAAAAGAGTTCTTTGATCCATTTGGCCTTGGGAGTACGCGCTCGGCGTCTAAATTGCGCTTTCGCCATGTGGGCGTTATAACGGGTGCGCAAGTTTGACGTGCATCCCACATATCGAATCTCGCCATCGCGGGGGTCAATCAGGAAATAGACAGTCCAGACTGTATTGGTGTCGTGATACCAGAGACTCATTTCGCTCCGGTGATGATCGTTACCCGGCTGAGTCCCAAGTTCTCCAATAATTTGTCGCTCGGTTCCCGTTCTCCGCGCAAGATCATATAAAGCAACGACTTGCTGACTTTTAATTTCTTGGCCGCCTCTGGAACAGTTCCCAAGTTATCAATAG